GAGGTAGCTGCGGCAAAACGTAGACTTACTGATGATTTAATTACACATGTTTTTATTAATGGGATCCAGTATCAAGAGTCAAGTAATGAGCGCCAATGGCAGCTGGAACATAAAATGCAGACTAATAAAATGAAGGAAAAAGCCCAGGAGGTAAATGACATTTTTGAGAATGCAGCTGCGATGAAAGTAAGTAGCAACTAGTAATAAAACCCAGAAATCACTTTACAATGAGTTATTCTTCAAATAGCACAACGAATCTTATTATAGGCAGGATATATCCTAAAAGAAAGAAGTTCACCGCTGCTGATATAGTACGTGAGCATCAGGATACAGCTACACTGGAAGAATTAGTAAAAGAGAAAAATCCTAGTATAGATTTTGACTTGTTATCACCGGAAGAAAAAGCAAAAGCACAGGAGAAGCTTACAGCATTTGACAACTTAGTAAAACCAAGCGTTAATCAAAAACAGGAACCAAATATCGACCACTTCAAGAGCGAAGAACAAGAATTCAAATTCTGGTATGATCAGCATTTGCCCAATATTGGTACACCAGGTTATGCTGAATCTAAGTGAACAGAAATTAATTGCTGATCAGGAATTAAAATCCTATGAGATCAAACTTGCTTTAACTAACCCTGAATTTTTTAATTACTAAACTTACAACTTACTTCATGTCAAAACCCAAAACCAGAGCAACAGGTTATTACTGGGTAAAATTAAATCCTGTAATTAGTGATGGATGGGAAATAGCGCACTGGTCTGCAGCCTGGAGAAGCTGGCAACTTCACGGCAAAGACAATAACTACAAAGAGTCTGAAGGGATGATTTTAGAAGTCGAAGAAACACAACTTACACATGGCAGTATTTAACATCACCTTAAAAAATACAAAGCAATACCTTACTGCCATCTCAGGACTCACCAATCTTGCTCCAAAAGAAACTATGATTCTGGCGGAGATCATAGACTACATGAAAGAGCATAATTTGTACTTGATAGATGACAGAGTACGAACCCACATTATGCACAAATTCCAGTTTGCGCATATTCAGACCTATTATAATATTTTAGCTAAATTTCGGAAGCGCAAGCTGGTAATTAACTCTCATAATAAGACACAACTCAAGCCGCTCTTAATGCCAGGTACTGTGCTGGAGATAAAATTTCATGATACAGAAGCTTTAAAAGAATTTGAAGTTCATGAGCAATAGAGCTACAAAGATCAAAACTGTCAATGATAAGATACTGCTGCTTACTGCAGCAAAAACAGGTTTACCGTTAAAACTTGTAAAGGATGTTATTCTTAATGGTCAAAGTAAATTCACTGCGCATACCATGGCCAGTAATACTTTTGATGGAATACGCTGGCCTTACTTTGGTGTATTCAAAGCCAAACATAAAATTGTACAGGTTTTACAGCATATGAAAGGTCTGGATCCTTTACAAAAGCAATTTTTCAGAGGTATGCTAAAACTACAGCGTGAAGAGAGAAAAGCAGCCAGAGCTGCAGAACGTGAAAAAGCCATGGAAATGGAAAAAGTTAATCAGCTATAACATGAATGTGTTTACTGTCGAAGATTATGTTCCTGTGCCCACACAGGAATTTTTGTTGATAGAAGAATTCAAAGCTTTATTTGATAACAAGTATAACTTTAACTTTGATCAGGACAAATCCGGTAGATACAAAAAACGCGGCTTATGTGAATCCAGGTTTTTGTTTTTCTACTGTGATTATAAATCAGAATTTGCCAAGTTTCCGGAAAACTCCCGCAAAGAAGAATCGTTGAAAGCTGCAGGTTTGCCAGTAGATTATACTTTTTCACCAAAACTCGAGGCTGCTATTGATAGATATAACAGCTTAAAAACTTCCAGAAATTTAAGATTATTAAAATCTGCCAACAAAGCCATTGATAAACTGCAGCTTTACTTTGATAGTATAGATTTTGCTGTAAACAATGCAGATGGCTCCCCTAAGTTTATTCCTAAAGATGTGATTGCTAACATTGCAAACTTAGGCAAAGTATTAGAAGGTCTGGACAAACTTGAAGAAGCTGTAGCTAAAGAAGAATCACCGGAAGCTACAGCACGGGGGGAAGCAGAAAAAGGTAGGCTGTAATTTTGTACTTTTAGTAAAAACTATATGGAACAGGAAGTTTTTAACACAGCAAGGATTCCTACAACGCTTTATACCAATGACGGTGATGAAGTAGTAACTGTAAATGTGCCTCCTTTTAATCCACCTGCAGAAATTTTGCAGTGGGGAGCCAGGTATTTTGTATATGATGTAATTGATAAACGCTACATTGAAGGCATGTTGTACTTTGTGCCGCCTATAGAACAAACTGGTGAATAATGGATTTTTTACAACTACATATCTTATGTAACAGGGATACCAGGTCAGAAGAAGATCTGGCACTGGAACAGCAATTTGCCAGTATGGAAATACCATTAAAAACTTCTTCAGAGCAGAAAATAATTCAAGAATGGCGCCCAGGTTTGATCCAGGTTGCGCACATAGGATGTATTTACCCCCATGCCAAACCAGAACATACATTAATACATTTATACACTGGTGCAGTACTAACTGTATTTGAAAGTTATACTGTAGTATTACAGTGTTTGAACAGGGCTGCTAAGCAAGATCCTGGTCCTGGATATACTTATGCACCTTACTTACATCCCGCGGAACCTTTGGTAAAACCGAAACTATAATGCTGGTTAATACAGGTTATTTTTCTGAAGCAGCTAATTTTAAACTCAAACACGGATTATATTGCCTGGCGCCATTTGGTAGTAAAGACTACAAAGAATATTGGGAAGAAGAAGACAAGCGATGTTTGGATGGTTATACTGTAGGCGGAGTACGCATTACGGGGCAGCATTATTTTTTCTTAAACTACAAGCAGCTAGAGTCGGTAAAAGACATCAAAGCCATTGCTTCAGAGAAAGAAAAAACCTTTCCCAGATTTTGGGAAGCACACTACAAATTCTTCTTAGCTCTCGAAGAAGCAGAGCTGGCTGGAAAGCACATGTGCATCTTAAAGCCGCGGGGATCTGGTTTTTCTGAGATCATGAGTTCCTGTGGTGTCAGGGATTATACATTAATCAAAGGTTCCAAAAGCTTTTATTTTGCCAGCAACGTCGGGTTCTTAAATAAAGACGGGGTTATTACTAAATGCTGGGATCACTTAGAATATTTAAATTCAGATACGGAAAAAGCTTACCGGCATCTTAGGCAAGTCAAAAACCAGGATTTGCATAAGCGTGCTTCACAGCTCGATCCAAGAACTGGTAATGAATATGGCTACAAGTCGGAAATTATTGCAAGAGTTATTGATCACCCTCGAAAAGTTAGAGGAGCAAGAACTGGATCCAAAGGTAAAGTGTATTTTGAGGAAGGCGGTTCTTTCCCAAATCTCAAGGACGCGGTTATCACTACCAGACCCCTCGTTGAACAAGGTGGTATCACAACTGGACAGATTGTGGTCTGGGGAACAGGTGGAGAAAGGGGCCCGGGCATAGAAGGCCTGGAACATATGTTTTATCATCCCGATGCTTATAACATGATGAGCTGGGAGAATAAATGGGATGAAGACCGGGTAGGAACCAAATGCTGTTACTTTATTCCAGTGTACTCTGTCATGGATAAGTACATGGACCAGGAAGGCAATGCAGATGAAGTTGCCGGCAGGGCCCATCATGACAAAGAGCGCTACAGGATTCACAAAGAAGATCCTACCGGAGAAGATAAATACATTGCAGAATACCCGTATACTCCGGGTGAAGCTTTAGTCAGGTTAAACAGCAATTTGTTTCCGGTAGCAGATTTGCAAAAGCAACTACTTCGGGTAGAAAGTGATACGAGTATTAAAGGATTTTTAAAACATGGCAGCTTTGAACGTGATTTATTATCTGGTAAGCCTAAGTTTAAATTAAATACTAAGCTCAGGCCTATTACGGAATTCCCTCATCAAAACGGAGATAATCTTACAGGTTGTACTACAATAGTAGAAGCACCTTATAAAGATCAGCTGGGCCATGTGCCTGGTAATTTATACTTGATTGTGGTGGACCCTTATTACAAGGACGATTCTGAAAGCAAGATTTCGTTAGCTGCAGCATATGTTTACAAGCATATCAATAACATCTCCCCAACTGAAGATGATCTGATAGTAGCCTGGCATGTATCCCGTCCAGAAAAGCTAGAGGACTTTTATAAAGAGCTGTTTCTGTTGGCGGAATACTACAATGCAACTATACAATCAGAAATCGCCGGAGGCGGTAAGGGTATTTTAGATTATGCGACTTATCACAAGTTAAAACATTACTGCGAAAAAGAACCTGATATTTTTTACAACAAAGAAAGCGCTGTTAAAAGCTATAACAAGCCTTACTTTATGAACATGGCTGGAGACAGGCCGCAGTTAGCTGTTGCTTACTTAG